CAGAGTCGTGATCTGCAACTACGAATTGTTTCAACTTGATCCAGAACAGAAATTCTTTTCTCCTAAAATGTTGATCTACCTAGAGCCCTATTTTAAGATGAAAGAACAGCGAAGAGAGGCTGGCTTAAAGTCTGCTGCTAAGCGACTTAGCAACGATCGTTCAACGGCCGTTCAACGACCGTTCAACAAAGAAAAGGAAAGTAAAGAAAAAGAAAGTAAAGAAGAGGAAAAGAAAGGAGATTTTACTAAGCGAGATTTTCTTTTTCAAAGATGGTTTGATTATAAAAAAGAAAAGAAGTCTAGCTATACTCTTATTGGATCCTTGCAATTACAAAAGGAGTGGTCAGATAAAAGCGATGAAGATCTAGAGCTTGCTATCAATCATTCAATTTCTAATAATTATCAAGGATTATTTTCTCCTAAAAAAAATAATATAACACCAGGAGCACAAGATAATCGGAATTCAACTACATTGCAGAACAAACCTATAATACCAATCGAATGGCAGTAAAACTAAACCTTAGCGATATACACCTAGAGAAGGACATCGTCGCTCACTTACTAAGCTATCCTCACTTATTTTCAGAGGCTGACAAAATAATCAATGCTGAATCGTTCACTGATACTTTATTTAAGGCGTCATATTTGGCGTTTAAGGAATTATCGCTAGAAGATAAGAGGATCACTAGAGCAGATGTATTTCGTGTCCTTAAAAGCAAAGAAAAAGAGAAAGGTATTTCTTCGGAGCTGGTCCTGAAACTAATGCCAGACCGAGTGATCAACCTGGAAGATTCTTGCTATCTGCTAAAGGAGACAGAAGGAAAGAGAAGATTTCACGATCTGGCCTTCAAGATTCAGGCAGCCATACTTGATAATAAAGAAGTCTCAGACTTACAAACGATCATCGAGAAGGAGATGGACTCACTAGAGCGATCTATCGAATCGACAGAGGTGTTCGACATCGCTAATCTTTACGACGATGTAATCAATCGCCTAGAGGCAAACGCTGGAAAGATAAAATTCTCAGGGATCGACACTGGATCGCGTGAACTTAACTATATCCTTGGAGGATTCCAGGAAGGGATGACGGTAATCGCTGGGCGTCCAGGTATGGGAAAGACAGTCGCTGGATTGCAACACGCTAAGAGCGCTGCAAAATCTGGTAAACGAGTTCTATTTCTTTCGCTTGAGATGCCGAAAGAGTCGCTCATGTATCGTCTTATTAGCTCCGAGAATTGCGACTATAAATATAGCGATCTAAAAGCTAACCGAGTGAAGCCGGACGATATACTTAAAATCCGCAACTCGAACGCCTCGATCCTTAAATCGCTTCCAATCTTCTTCTATGACTCCGATAATCGCGACATCAACTATCTGTCTATGATCCTGACATCGGAAGCCAAGCGGAATAAAATTGACCTGGTAGTCATCGACTATCTGCAACTGATCAGAGACAATCAGCTAAAGGATCAGTCAGATTTCGCTCAGGTTTCTTCCGTATCGAACAAGATCCAGAAGCTAACCAGGAAGCTAAAGATTCCGATTATCGCTTTGTCTCAGCTATCAAGGGGAATCGAGGGAAGATCATCAAGACTTCCACAGCTCTCAGATATTAGAAGCTCTGGTAATGTCGAGCAAGACGCGATCGCAGTGATCGGACTATATCGCGACGATTATTATAAATACACAGACGCCAGGGCTAACAATACAGCCAAGGGGCCGGATGATAATATCCTTAACTATGTGATCCTTAAAAATCGAGACGGGGAGACTTGCACGATCGATCGCTATGTAGATATTACTACAAACCGGATATCTGATTCTTACGAGGAGCTCCAGGGTTTTAAGCCGGTCTACCAGGACAGCGCTATCAATACGATTAATCACACCTTCGAGGAGGCTAAATTTTAAGACTATGAGCAAAATAAATAGACTAGAAGTATATAATAAATTTAATCAGCATTGTGGTTATTGTGGGGATAATATACGTTTTATAAAGGATATGCAAGTAGATCACATAACTCCTAAGTGGATGTTTGAAAATGGTTATAAGATTGGAGATATGGACAACGAATACAATCTTATGCCTACTTGCAGGACTTGTAATCACTATAAAAGAGGAGATGATTTGGAGCAATTTAGATATAAAATGAAAACATTGCATGAAAGAGTATGTAGCCATTATATTGGGAAAGTAGCATTAAAATTTGGGATAGTTACTTTAAATAAATTCGATGGTAAATTTTACTTTGAAAAAAATAATTGACATCATGATCATAATCAAAGGCCAGGTGCCTAGCAAGTCAAACGGATACCGGATCGGAGGGAATCGCCTATATAAGACCGTTGATCTGAAGGAGTACGAAGTGAGCTTCGAGTGGCAGATCAGAAAGCACAAAGGCGAAACGATCGGCGTACCCTTCCAGATCTGGATCGATGTCTACTTCCAATCTAACAGATCTGATCTGGACAACGCTGCGAAGGTAATCCTTGACTGCCTCCAAAATTGTGGCATGATCCAGAATGATCGACTGTGTTCGGTCCTGGTTATGAGAAAGCACATCGATAAGCTGGATCCAAGAATTGAGTTTGAGATAAAATCAGTTTAGAATGGACACTAATAAAAATCTGCCGGACAATTATAAGCTGTGCATCGCCTGGATCGAGTCAGAATTGACACGAGAGACACGATCGATCACTCTTCCTGGTGTTATCATCAACGACTTAAATCATTCGCTTAGAATCAATTTAATGCGAATCTTAAATAATCACGGATCCGAGCGGAGGGCTGCCTTCCTTAGGACCAAAAGAATAAAGGACTATCTAAATAAAAACCCATGAAAAAGTTAAAAGAAAAAGAGACGATCATCATCTATGCTGGACTGATCAACGCGCTGATCGATCACATCGAGGCAGACTTCCGTCCGTCGATCTTCAATCGCCAGTCGCTGAAGATGAAATCAAATAGCGTCTTGGATGAATTGCTCAAGATCGAGCAGGAGATCTACAAAGGCGATCCGAGCGGAGAGGTCACTGATCAGTACCTAGATGCTGGGAAGCTTATGATCCTATTCTTTCGCCTGGGCTTGGAGATGACTGAAATGTCAGAGACTAAGAGCGAAGGGCTTAATACTCAGCTGAATATATTATTAAAAAACTATGGGGTAAATTTGGAGTTTTAAAAAAGATTTTTTAAACTTTGTACAACCAAACGAAATACCAATGAATAGTAACGCTGAGCAAGTGGTCAAACCTGATCACTATCAAGGAAAGGGAGGACTCCAGGCGATCGATGTAATCGAGGCTTTTGGGCTTGGGTTCTCCCTAGGTAACGTAGTCAAGTACGTTCTTCGAGCAGGCAGAAAAGCCGACAAACTCCAGGACCTAGAGAAGGCGGTCGAATACTTGAAGTATGAGATCGAGAATCACAAAAGGATCGTGAAGGAAGTCGAAGCCTACATCGCTAATCTACCAGAGGACTTATAGTGAAGAGCAGAAACGAGATAATCGAGGAGCTTTACCTTTCGAAGGATATAAGCCAGGCGCTTCGCAAGATGCAACCGGCTAGCCTCCGCGACGATCTTAGGCAAGAGATGTTCATCTCTCTTTGCACTCTAAGCGACGAGAAATTCTGGAATCTTTACGAGAACAACGCGCTCAAGTTCTACCTGGTCCGGGCCATGCTAAACATGATTCGAAGCACTGGGATGAATCAGCCTTTCTTCCGCAACTTCCGGGCGAAGTTCGAATCGATAGAGGAGATCGAAAACCTGGAAGATCAGATCGATAACTCGAAGGACCAGAAGGAAATTCTGTTTGATTTGCTAGATAGTAAGAGAAAGACGCTGTGCTGGTATGAAGATAGACTGCTGGATCAATACGTCGAATCTGGTTTCAATCAGATGGACGTCCACAGAAAGACCAAGATACCCTATCCGTCGATCGTCAAAACTATCGCGTTAATCAAAAAGAAACTCAAGGATGAATAAGAAGCCAGATGAGACAGCCCGTGAGCTGTTCAATAATTGCCTTTACTTTACTGGCTCCAAACTAATGGCTCGAGAGTGCGCTCTGTTTATGTGTCAGAAGTTCATCGACATGTCGAAGAGAATGGACGATAAATGCTATTACCTGGAAGTAAAAGAAGCGCTCTATAAAATAGAAGGAAGTTAGTCACCATATTACCGAATAGCACAAAGTCTCAGTGTGAGTAGGGAGGGAGCAAGGCATAGTTATCTGAGCTGGTGTGAGGTTAGCTATTGACAGCTGGAAAGACAGCAAACTTTATTGTTAATACTTGAAGCACAAAATACTTTGTTCTTCAAAATTAGCTAAAAATGATAAACAAATGATTCAACTACTAGCCTCAGTGGCTTTCGTCACGTTTTGGAATATGAACAATATGCCCTATGACCTAGGGATCAATTTTAAACCGTTCAACTGCGCGCCTTGCCTGGGCTTCTGGGTGGCGCTTGGATTGATGTTTGCGCCTGAGTTACTATCGACGATCGTCGCGACTTCATTCGGGGCCGGCGTGATTGCTGCGGTGGTGGAGAAGCTATTAATTAAACTACTTACAAAGCTATGACAGATCAAGACATTAAATTCATCCAAGACAATATCATCAACTTCGAATCGGTAGCGCTTGGATTTACTCGAAACATAGATCACGCGGTCCTCAATGAGTATCACGAAATCTACAAGCGATCACTGGATCCAAGCTATGTTTTAAATGCCTGGTGTGGAGGCTGTGTCTTCGACATGCTTAAGCGATTAAAGCATCACTACGAGAATGTGATCTCAGCTCAACAAACTAACCAAACCAATGACAAAATCAAAGCTAAGAATACTGGCGGTAGGAAGTCAAAATAGTGGCGTAACTTACCACAGACTAGCGCTTCCTTTGTCGATCATGGAAAAGGAATACTGCCTGATCACTGACACGATTACAGAGGACCTATTGAAAGAAAAGAATTTCAATGTAATAGTGGTAAATCGGTTCCTGGAATCGACGCCACTTCTTCAGCTTCTAGAATGGCGCCAGAAGTTTGGCTTTAAATTGGTGGTAGATATTGATGACTACTGGACTCTGTTCGATAAACACCTAAGCGCGCATACCTATCGCAAGCTTGGAATTACTAGGATCATAAAGGACTATATTCGTTTTGCTGACCTAGTTACAACGACTCACAATCGCCTAAGATTGGAGATTGTCCAGATCAATAAAAAATGCGAGGTCCTTCCAAATGCTTTGCCATTTGATAAGGATCAATTCACGTCGATCAGGAAGGAGAATGAGAAAGTAACGATCGCGCACACTGGATCGATCACTCACTATCCGGACATTCAGCAACTCAAGCAACCGATCAGAGAGCTGGCGAAGTCTAGGGTATTCAGAGAGAATACCAGGATGCTTCTGTGTGGATGGAATAATTTTAATAAGTGGCACTGGGAGCAGATGGGAAATCTATACACTGCTAATGAGAAGCTTGACTATAAGATCCTCGAATCGATGCCAGTCGATCTATACATGAATTTTTACCTTGAGGCTGACATGCTTTTAGTTCCTTTGCTGGATAATAAATTCAACAGACTAAAGTCGAATCTTAAAGCGTTGGAGGCAGGAGCGAAAAACATCCCAATCTTAACCTACAGAAAGCCACCTTATGACGATATACCGACGATCTTTGAGGTCGATAACTGGGAGCGCGACATTAAGCGAATGGCATTCAGTAAGCAGATGCGCGATGACTACGGATATAGGAATGGGGAATATGTCCGAGAACATTACGATATCTTTAAAATTAACGAGGCAAGATTTGCTACTTACTCCAAACTAATCGAGTAAATTATGCCGGTCATAAAATGCAATAATGGGAAATACAGAATCGGATCAGGTGCTTGCATCTATGACACCGAAGAGAAAGCGATCGAAGTCTACCAGGCGATCCTAGCAGGTGGTGGTTTTGTCGATGCTGATAAGGTATCGATCGACTTCGACGATACGCTATCAACTCCTAGAGGCCAAGACTTAGCCAAGAGGCTAATTGCAGAAGGTAAGAATGTTTACATAGTTACTAGGAGACAATCAAGCGCCAGCGCTGAGGTTTATAAAGTGACGGATGAGCTAGGGATCCAACGGTCTAAAGTTCATTTCACTAATGGTAAAATGAAATGGGAGGAAATCAAGAAGCTAGGGATTGGAACTCACTACGATAACAATCAAAAGGAGATCGATCTGATCAACTCAAACACTGAGGCGAAAGGGATCAAATTCCAATTTGCAGAATCGTTCAGCGACTATCCAGAGGCAGCGACAAACAACGCCAAGCGAGCGCTTGCTTATGCTGAGAAAAATGGCTGGGGATCATGTGGCACTCCAGTAGGAAAAGCTAGAGCTAACCAGCTAGCAAACAAGGAGCCGATCTCACGCGATACGATCGCTAGGATGGCGAGCTTCAAAAGACATCAGCAGAATAAAGACGTTCCTTATAGCGAAGGCTGTGGCGGTTTAATGTGGGACGCCTGGGGAGGCACCGAAGGTATCGAATGGGCGATTAGAAAATTAGACCAGATAGATAATGCAAGCAACTGAAAAGGAGTTTTTTGATTACGAGATTAGTATCGGAGTGACACCAGAGAATCCAGAATACTGGGCGCTTATGGATGGCACGGCGAACATCATTAAAAACTACGCGCAGTCTGTGATCGAGATCGGTGCTGGTATGGGAACGCTAGGCGAATGCTTAGAACACAAAGGAATCGAGTATTATGGCATAGAGCCAAACAAGTATCACAGAGAATTTGCATATAATCGGGGGCAATTATTGCACGGACTTGACAATTATCCAAACCGATGTGGAATGATTGTGTCGATCGAGGTGTTTGAACACCTAACAGACGAGCAGATTAACGAGTATTTGGAGAGTATCGAGGCTAATTACCTGCTTCTTTCTTCAACTCCTTACACTACGACAGAAGAATTCGATGCCTGGTGGGGCCATATTAACATAAAACAGACCGACATGTGGATCGAATTTATGGCAGAATATGGATATTCGCTTTATAATCGTCTAACTATACCGACTGATTGGACCTTATTATTCAAAAAATGAAAGAGAAAAAACCAGTAAGCACTAAAAAAACAGTCGAGAAAATCAGAGAAGCTGACCTGATCATGGAGTGGGCGAATAAATATATCGACTATTGCCTGGATTCTACTAAAGAAGTAGCAACTGGGGCAGGGGTTCGGATCATTCGTGAACGACACTTGCCTACGATCAGCTACTTTTTACTGATCTGGCTACCAAGACAAGGCGCTCAATTTTACAAGCGATCGAATTGGTATAATGTTCTAGGCAATTCTAATCATCCACTACACAAAGAAGTCAAAGAGATCGACGAAATGTTTCGCGCTCTGGCGGCTGATATTGTGGCCAATGAAGGAAAGGGTATCTTCTACGCTAAGAATCTCTTAGGATGGACGGATCGAGCTAAGAACGA